CCGTGGTACTTCGCGGCGTGCTCCACCAGACCCGCCTTGTCCAAGGCGGTCAGGTCCACGCTATTGCCGTCCTGCGCATGCTGCCACACCTCCGCCTGCGCCAGGAACGACCGTCGCGCCTGATCGGTGGGCAGCGCGTCGAAGAACTGCTGTGCCTCGCCCAGGCTGCCGTACTTCAGCCCTTTGGACTTGGTGAACTCCAGGTGCCGCGGCTCCAGCAGGTCGAACTCCACCTTGTCCTGCGTGGCCGCGCGCTCCGCGTCCCACTTTTGCGCTGCCTTTAGGAACTCGGGCCGCGCAATGGGCTCCATGTTCTCGTACTGCAGCTGCGCGTCCGGTACGGTGAACACGCGCCATCCCTGGCTCTGCATGTAGCTCAGCTCCCGCTCGGTAACGCGCGCCAGCGGCTGCACCGGGTCCTCGGGGCTGGGCTTCTGTATTCCTGTCTTATACGCCTTTACCCCGTTGGCCTTCAGCCACCAGTGGTTGGCCAGGTGGCGCGGCACCTCCTGCGTGCCGGGGTAGAACTGCACCGTTCCAGCACCCTCATCCAGCTGCAACTTGACGGTAGTGGGGAAGTGCATGGTGACGGTTTCGCCGTCGAGGAAGTTGTTGGACTTCAGCTTCTCGTTCCTCGGGCTGGGGTGGACAATGGGCGGCGGGGCCTGCGTTGACGTGGCGGTCATTGTGGCGCTCCTTTTGAGTATTGGAATCCGGCGGGCATTACAGCGCCCGCCTTATTTTATCACAAGTCGTCAATGAAAAAACCAGTTTTCACTAAGTCCTTTGTTTTCATCATCAGGAAAGCCCATCCATGTAGCCGAGGCACTCGGGGTAGACGACCTCGACACAACCCAAACGGCAGAAGTAGCTCGTCTTGTGCCAGATCGAGTCGAACTGCAACGGCGTTTTCTGCAGTACGGTCATGGGGTAGCGCACGCGCTCGTACGCCTTGGTGTATGCCACCATGCGGTCGTGCCCTGCGCCGCCGGTGCCGATGGTGCCGCTGGCGCCCGCGCCGTTAAGCCACTTCAGCGGGTACACTTCCAAGATGCGCCCGGTGCTGCGCGTGTAGACGTTGTTCTCCTGGATGTACTTCATGATGCTGACGTTGCCCGCGGTGCTCACCTTGTTCTCGGTGATCAGGGCGTAGTCCGCCGGGGGCAGCAGCAGCCGGTTGGGAATGAGCGCGAAGGCTGAGGCCGTCCACACGTTGACGATCAGCGTGTTGATGTCCCCGGTCACGGCGTCGTACAGACCGGCGTTGACCTTGCTGGCCCAGGTGGTGTTGCCGCTTACCGTAGCGACGTTGGTTGGCGTCACCAGCGGGCTGTTAACCAGGCCCGTTGCAACCTGCCCGGAGCTGACCTGCACCGTGCTGTCGCCGTAGTACACCATTTCGTCAATGGCCAGCTGGTGGTCCAGCTGCAGGGCCTCCAGCTTCTGCGCGTCGATCGGCCTGCCCAGCTTCGCGGCAGACTCCAACTCAGGGATGGTGAACGCGATCTCGCGGCCCCAGAGGTTCAGGGGCTGCGCGATCTTGGCAATGTCCACGCTCACGCCCGGGATCTGCGTGGTGTTCTTGCCGATCCAGCCCTTCTTGTTGCCAATGCCAGCACCCGCGCCCAGCCCGCTCGGCGCCCCGAAGATGCTCTTGGTGAAGCTGCTGTACTCGTCGGCGATCGTGACGTCGCCCCGGAGGTCAATGTCACGCTGCCACGATACAGCGGCCAGCGGCTTGTGAAGCATCTGGTCCAGCCGCTCCAGCTCGCCCACGAGAAACGCTCCCGTAGAGTCTACCGTGCGCCCGTCGTGGGTGCTGTAGGCCACGCCCCGGTTGTGGGCGTCGCTAAAGCGTATGCCCGGATGGTCGTAACCGGCGAGGCTGATGCCTTGCTGCCGTAGCAGGTCCAGCGTCCTCGCGTCGAATGTGCTTGTCATGTCCTCTTCTCCCTCGTTGAACCTAGATTTTTAACGCCGGACCTGCCCTACTGCCGGTTAGTCGTGGAAGATCAGCTCGCCCACGTTGTTCGCGTCCCACCCGCCCTGGTACACGGTGCGCGGGGCGGCGCCAATGGCGATGGTGCTGCCGCTGCTCGCCGTCTCCCACAGCCCTTGTGTGTGCGCGCCGGACGTTGCCGCGATCCAGGCGTAAACCGTCCCGCCCTTCACTGGCGCGCTACCGCTGGCATTGAACTGGATCGTGATGTACCCGAACTTGAGCACGTCGATGATCCCGAACGCCGGAGGCGTCGCGCTGTTGTTGCTGGCGCTCATGCCGCCGGTGGTCTGCTGCAGCGGGAAGGGGCGCACGGTAATGCCGTAGACGTCGGTCAGCGCCGTATCTCCAGCGGCCAGGGGCCTTACGCCCTCGGTCGTCGGGTCCACGACCACGCCCTCGCCGTAGTACAGCGGCGGGCTGCTGCCGTCGATCAAGCAGGGCTCGACGCTGTCCGGGTGCATGCGGGTAATGGTCCCCGGTGCGCCCACGGGCAGCACGAAGGGAATGGCCGTGCTCGTGTTGTCACGAGTGCTGGCCACGCCAAGCGTTCGCTGGTTCCTCATTCGGTAGTCGCGGGCGATGGGCGCGTACTTGCGCAGCTCGCCGCCCAGGGCGCGCTCCAGCACCTCCGGGGAGTAGAAGTGCCGCCCCGAAGCCAACAGATCCTTAAATTCTTTCCAGTTCATCTTTGCTTCTCCTTTGTTTCTAGTTTTGTTTGGTTCGGGAAAGCCTACTGCTTGCTGGCGCTGCCAGCGTACATTTCCTCGTTCATCTTCTGGATGTCCGCAATGGTCATCTTCTTCGGCCTGGCCGGGCCGTCACTGGTGCGCGCGGCAGTGGCAGCTGCCGAGCTGCGATTGTTCGCGTCCTTGGCGAACTCGCCCAGCGCGCGGAACGCCACGCGGGTGGCACCACAGGAGAGCGCGTCCACGGTCCGGCCCTTCAGCACGCCGTCCACGAACACGCGGTACTCGGGCTTGGCCTGCGCCAGGCTCATCACCGTGCGCCGGAACTTGCAGACGGCGTCCAGCGTCTTGCTCGGGGCGGCCTTGGCGTCGAACGTCGGGAACTGCACGCCCGGCGCGATGATCTCGGCCAGCGCCACGGTTTCCTGGAAGCTGTCCTCCAGGCGCGCGCTATCGCGGGTCGCGGCCCACGCGGCATCGCCCGTTCCCGGAGGTGCCTCCTCCTCCAGCTCGCCCAGGATCTTCTCGTTGTCGTGCGTTTCCTCTTCCTCTTCTTCCTCTCGCTTCTTTTTCTCTTCGGCCTCGTCCTTCATCGCCTTTACGTCCTTAGCGATGGTGTCCACGGCGTCCTCCACGCGCTTCATGCGGGAGTCCATGGTGCTGTCCTTACTGCTGCCCTTGCACATCTTGCAGTCGCAGTCGTCACCGTGCTTCTCGTCCCGCACCATTGTCGCGATGGTCTTCAGTTGGTCCTTCGTGAGGCTGATAGGCCCCTCTTTGGGCGCCTCGGCCAGAGCGGCATTGAAGGCCGCCTCGTCCTTGCCTGCCCAAGCAGCTTTCAAACGCTCCATCCAGTTCATTGCACAGTCCTCCGTTAGTTTTGGCTTGCTGTCGCCTATGCTGCACCTACTGCCGCACCGCCCGGCGTGCACGAGCGCGATGTGGTTCCCTATAATGTTTGTCTGCTTGGCGCGGCCCGGTATGGCGTGGCCCAAGTACGCGGTGGAGTCCACGTACCGCGCCTGATAACCACAGCTAACTTCTCGCTTACCGGCCTGTATGGCGTCGATCGCGCTTGGGTCCTTAATCAGTAAGTCGGCCAGTAAAACATCGTCGTTCACGCCCTCGCCGCGGCGCACGTTCAGCGCCACCCCTACGGTCAGGTCCCGCCAGTTGTGCGTGGCCACGTCCCGGTCCGGGTGCTCGTCCACCACGTCCTTGCCCTGGAAGCTGGCGATGGTGTCCGGGTGGAACACGTCCTCCGGAAAGCGGTCCACAATGATCGTGCCGTCCGGTCCCGGGTCCACGGGCACCTCGCCCGGACCGTACAGCATTTGACCCGTACGCGCCACCGGCACGTCCTCACACAGCAAGAACTTCTCCGGCGTCAGGCGCCGCTTGGGGCCGATGACCTCCAGGGCGTAGTAGCTCACTTCTTTTGCCCCACGACCACGTCCTTGAACTCGTCGCACAATTTGCGCAGCCCGCACTTACGCCACAGCTCCATGCTGATCAGCAGTCCGTCCTGCGGGCGCCAGAACAGGATCGTGCCTGCGTGGCCTACGGTTAATTCCTTCACGCGGCCTTCCCCTTCGGCTTGGGCTTAGCGGCTGGCTCTTCCAGCTCCTTCTCGCCCTGCGCCAGGGCCAGCTCGTGCTGCTCGCCGCCCTGCTCGATCATCTGCTCGGTCTGCGCTTGCTGCATCTGCGCGCCCCCTGCGTGGCCTACGGTTAATTCCTTCACGCAATCACCGCAAGATTGTTGGACTTTGCTTTAATCAACGCCTTATCTTGGTAATTTCCGGCCAATTTTAATTTTTGGGCTTCCTTTTCGCCTTCACTCGCCATGCCTGCATGCTGTTCAGCTAGATTACCTTCCTTCTTTCTTCGCGCCAAATACTCGCGTATCGGCGTGTGCTTCCACGCTCCGGCCTCGCCCTCCACGACGTGCAAGTGGGAAGACGGAATGTGCCCGCGCACCTCGAAGTTAGTATCCGGCCCCGTGTGCTTCGGGTTCTCACCGTTCTTGCTGGCGCCGGTATATTCATTGGCCTCGGGGTCGTGGTAAGCCTTGTGCTGCGCGGGAATTTTAGCGTGCAGTACAACGTTGCCACCCGGGGAAGTTTTTTGAGCACTTTTCACTTCTTCGTAGTCGGGGTGAGACTTTTCGTAGAGCGCGTGCCGAAAATAAACCCCTGCCGGAGAACTCGAATGCGGCTCGAACGGCATCAGGCCGTGCTTCGCGATGGACTCCAAGTGCTCTTCCTCGGTATTGTGAAAGCCATGTGTGGGCGTTTTCTTTATTCTATACTTCGCATCTGGGTCCACCGCATCCTGCGTTTCGTTGCCAGTCTCCATTTCCTGCGCGCCCTGCTCCAGCATCAGCTCATGCTGCTCGCCCATTTGCTGCGCGCCTGTTTCCTCCGGCGCTGTCAAAATTTCCTCGTCGCTGATGTTCGTAAACCTACCGCTCACGCGGCTCAGCTGGCGCAATTCCTTTAAAGCAGTCTGCGGACTAATTATTCCGGCATTGTAAGCGCCCGTCACGCTTGTCGTATCGGTGGCGGCAATGCCCGCCTTGTCCTGGTCGCTCAGCACCCACAGGCTGCGGAAGTTAATCCCGAAGCTTTCATCTAGCCGGATGCCCTCGCTCTGCGCCGCAGCACGGTACATGAGCGTCAGCGGCACCTTCAGCTGCTGGTCCTGCTTCTGCCTTATGCCGTCATAGTAGGTACGCAGGTCGCTCTCGCCCGTAGCGTTCAGACCTGCCGGGGCCTGACCGAACATGCGCGTCAGCGGAATTTGCAGCGCGCCGCTCAGCTGCTCTCCCAGCACCATCACCGCCTCGCGCAGGCCGCTGAAGCTGGGCGGCGTCATGGCCACGGCATCGTCCTCGGCGTCCAGCATGGTAATGCCTTCCAGGCTCTGGTAGCGCCGCATGAAGTCCACGTAGGCAATAAGGTTGGCCTCCATGGTACCGCCCGCGGCGATGATCTCGCGCTGCCCCTTGATCTTCACCACCCGCAGGTATGCCCGGAATATCAACTGCGCCACCGCGGTGGTGGCCGTGTCAAAGCCCAAAAAGCGGTCGTATAGCGGCTCGAACACGCTCACGCCCCACAAGTTCTCCATCAGCTTCTGCTGGTACGGCAGCTCGTAGCCCTCCAGGCGCAGCACGCGACTGTAGTGCACGCGCTTGCCGCGCAGCGCCGGGGCGTTGACCAAGATCGAGTAGTACTTGGGCTGCCCCAGCTGGGGGCCGAACTCGGTGACCAGGTCGCTCAGGCTCGGGTCCACCTGCCAGCGGTCCAGCACCAATAGCCCTTTGAACTGGCCCTTACCCACGGCCTCCAGGCGCAGGGGTGAGCTGATGTCCTGACCGTCGATCAGCATCACGGCAATGCAGCCGCCGTACAGCCGGGACCACTTAATAGTGTTGCAGATGTTTTGCCACAGGCCGAGGGATACGGCAGCGCGCTCCAGCTTCTCAGTGTCCTCGGGCGTGATCTTGCCCAAGAAGTCCACGCCCGCGCGGGTCATGTCCTCGGCGACAATATTGACCGCGACGCCGCCAAGCCAGGTTCCGCGGTGTATCCACTCAAGTAAGATTCTAATACGGGTAATCGGGTTGAACCCGTACCCGGTGGCGGAGGAAAGATTGTTAGTGCCAACGCCAAGGTTAGCCGCAAAGTTCTGTAAGCTATCCGCCGTGCGCGCCCAGCGCGTGGCCTGCTGTTTGGCCGTGTCCGAGCCAGCAAACTCTCGGCCCTCCTTGAGGGCGGCGCGCGCGGCGGGCTTGACTGATACTTTCGGCATTACGGCTTCTTCGCCTCCGCCTTCTCGTCCTTCTTGGCGGGCATCTTGCGTATGGCCAACTCCTGCGGTTTGAGCCCTGCGCACGCCGTCTTCTGCTCGTCCGTCACGCCCGGCCCGTCACATACCATGCACTCGCCATCTTTCAGCCCGGCTTCCTTGCAGTGCTGGCTCACCAGCGTACTCATTTTTTCCTGGGCCTTGCTTGCTGCGGCGTCAAACTGCGCCAACTGCTTGTCGGCCTGCGCGTGTGCCTGGTCAGCGGCCATCTTGCTTTGCAGGTACTCCACCTGCGCGTCGCGCAGAGCCTTTTGTTCGTGCTCGTTCAGGTCCTTAGTTTGCGCGTACGCTGTCAGGCACATAAACAGCGCAATGATAAACGTGGCGGTCTTCATTGGCATCCTCCTAGAGTTAACAGCCCCTCAACGCAAAACTCTCCGTGGATCTCACCGGCCTGCACCAACAGCACGCGGCGGCCCCATACGATAATGTCGTCGGTCTTCAGCACCTCGCCGCGCGCCAGCTCCAAGGCCAGCGCGTCTCGGCCCGCGCGGCTGCGCCCGTCCTCGGGCATAAGCTTCTCGTCGTACACGGGCGGCTGCATGTTAAGCATGGCGGCCCCGGCGGTTGTCGCGCGTTTCGTTCTCCACCAGCTCCAACCGGCGGTCAAAGCCCTTTAAGGCTGCCGCTGCTGCGCTGGCCATATCTCGCAGTAAGCCTACCTGCTCGTCCCGTTGGCGGTTGACTTCCTCTTGG